AACGACATATTGTCTTTGGCCAGCGCATTTGCCTCTGCCAGCTTGCCGGCCGCGATCAGCTTGGACACACGGTACTGCCCGGTCGCCAGCTGGTCGTCGATGGTCATTTCGCGCGGCGTGCCGTCCGGGTTGACAAGGCGACTCTTGGCCCAGGTGGCCACGTCCTGGTCGACCGCTTCGAGCGCGGCTGTGTGCGCATCGGCCTTTTCGTCGCGCTTGCCCTGCCGCTCTGCGCTGCCGATCTGCAAGTCGGTCAGCTTCTGGCGCTGTTCGCCCTCGCGCGCCTGTTGCTCGAGGCGCAGGCCGCCCACGGGGTCGCCGTACTTTTTCATCACGCCGGCCATCGCCATGTTGCGGGCGTTGCCCACCTGGCCATCGGTCAGGGGTTTGTCGTAGGTCTGTCCAAGGAAGCGGGTTTGCCGTGGAGCCGTTGGCACGGTCGTGCCAGAAGCCGGCCCACCGTCCGCGCCGGGTGTCATCACCACATCGTCGACGGGCGCCAGGTCCTCGACATTGGCCTTGGCAATGTCCATCAGTTCCTTGTCCTGCAGGACCTTGCCAACCGAGTCATAGGCCGAGTTGAACCCGTCCATCAAGGATGCAATGCTGTATTTGCGTCGTGCCATGTTCGCCCCTTATTGCACCAGCATGGAGTAATCGACAACCGTGTGGCCATCGGCGTCGACCTTCACGGCCTCTGGCAGAACTGCCTGCACTTCGGTGGCCATCACCCCGCGCTGGCGCCCGTGGCCCCACTTGTCCCGGTATTCCTCGCGGTATTCGAAGTCGTAGACCCCAATGCCAAGCGGGTGATTGCCCACGCGCTCGATGTTCTGTTTGTAGTCCGGGTGCGAACCGAATGCCGTGAACAGCCGCGCGCCGCCGCCCAGCAGCGAACCAATACCATCCAGGCCGCCGCCGCTGGAGTTCGCCACGGTGTTCGCGTAGCTGGTCTGAGCGTTGAGCACCCCGGTCAGGCCCTGCATGGCAACCTGCCGGCCCTGCATGGTGGTGTTCGCGCCCTGCCCCATGGCGCCCAGGTAGGCCGCGCCGCCCGCGCCCTGGTTCGCCACGGCCGAATTACCGGCGCCGGTGGCCACCTGGTAGGCACCCGTCGATGCGCCTGGCAGGCCCCGGTACAAGCCGGCCACGTCCAGCTTCTTGGCAAAGCCCAGCGACTTCTCTTTCTCGCGGGCGGAATTGGCGGCCGTGGCTTCGGCCAGGCCCTGGGATGCAGCCATGGTGCCGCCCGCACCGGCGAGCTTTGCGGGGTTGAACCCGTACCGCAGGCCCTGGCGGATGATCTGGTTCTGGCTTGCCGTGGTGCCCTGGCGAACATCGGCCACGGCACGGTCAGCAGCTTCGGTTTGCAGCCGATCTGATCCGGCCGCCATGGCTTCGGTGTTCAGCGCAGCCTCAACCGGGCGCGCGTTGGTTTTCAGGTAGTCGAAGTAGTCATTGCCCTGGGCAATGCCCTGCTTCATGATGTCCAGCTGCGCATCGACAACCGGCTTGGCCACCAGCATGTTCTGGTCGTACTGGCGCTTTCCTTCGGCAAGCTGTTCGCGCCCGAGCTCCGCGCCAATGCGCGCGGTTTCCTCGGACGCGGCGGCCACCGGGGAATAGTCCGGTGGCGGCGGGGCATCACCACCCATGTCCAAGTGCATCAGTCGGCGCCCGTCGCGCGAGTACCCGTTATGTCGGCTGAATACCATCACGTTCGTGCTCCTTCAAATAGTCGGCCAGGCGTTCCGGCAACATCACCGGCGCCGCCGTGGCCAGGATCTGTGCGCCTCGCTCGATGCCGTTGAGCGCCGCGATCAGGAACACGGCTGCGTGCATCACCGCGTAGCGCAGGTAATGCGCGAGTTCCAACTGATGCCCCGTGCGCTCCCCGCCCTCGATCAGGTTCGCAGCCTCGTATCCCACCATGCCCACCATGAACAGCGCCCGCAGTTCGCCCTGGTACCGGACATAGCAGGGGTTGGACGGCAGGTACAGCAGCAAGTTCGCCATCAGCTTGGACACGTCGACCGGCTTGTCCTGGTCCACCAGGTCATCCCATGCATGGGCCACATACACCAGACGCTCGTACAGATCCAGCGCGTCACGGTCGCCGGCAAACCATTGCAGGCGGTCGACAAGGGCGGAATCAGCGGGCTCGATCATGGTCCGCCAAGCGTGCCATGCTTGCCACGTTTACTGGAGCCGGGCCAGGATCTCGTTAACCTTGGCCACGATCTCAGCCGTGGTCGCGGTGTCCGCCAGGGGGGCGATCTTGTCACCACGCTGGCCGGTGATGGTCTCCAGGTTTTCCTTGACGGCCTGGTCAAAGCTCGTCCGCGGGTTGCCCGGCTTCGGAATGGAAGGGATCGAGCGTTTCATACCTGCTTGAGCGACTGGAGGGTTTCCCCGATGACCACCGACTTGACGCGCACCGTGCCATTGATGCCGATGGAGACCGCATCGGTCTTTTTGCCGGCGCGCATCTTGAAGGATCCGCTTTGCGCCATGGTCTTGGAAAAGTAGGCCTCGCCGTTGTAGTACAGCGTGAATGTCAGCCCGGCCAGGGCCGGCGCGCTCAGGTTCGCCAGCGTGGAGCCGTTGAGCAGCAGCGCATTGATGGCAGACCCGCCAAGGGCGCCGGCACCGGTGTAGGCAGACAGCAGCACCGCATTCGCAGCCACGGCCGCCACATACACAGCCTGGGCCGCGTCATAGTCGGCTTGGCTCTGTTCGCTCACGAAGTCCACCCGAGCCGCGCCGAAGTTGCCGGGCGTTGGCAGGTAGTATTCTTTCGATCGCCAAGAATAGATCAACCGATCGCCCGTGTCGGCGTCATATTGGCTGATGCCGGTGGAATCCACAAAATACAGCTTGCCGTTGCGCGGGTCCGCGTAGAGCTCGTCCGGCGTGGCCGAGAGCAGCGTCAGGCCCACCTGGTCAGCACCGCTGAACACCATCACCCCGGCCGTGCCATCGGTGCCGGTCCAGCGCATGAAGATCCGCCCCTCGCTCACAGCACCCACCATCGACGCGGGGTTGAGCGGCGCCCACTCCACTTTCGAGAACATCGGTTGCGTCATGATCGCCGGGCCGCTGGAGCCGATGTAGGCCAGGCCGTAGGCGGTGGGGTAGACAACACCATCCTCGACGGCAATCACCCCGCGCTTGGACAGGCACGGCCACACGTTGTTGATCTTCTCGGGCGACATCGACGCGGGGTCGATCCCGGTGAAGGCTGCAGGGCTTCCGGCCGTGGCCGCCACCACCGTGCTGTCGTAGGCCGCAATGCCCACGATCTCGAAGTCGGTCCCGTACTGGTTCGCCACCGGCCAGGCGTGGGCCTGGTACGGTTCGGAGAAGCACAGTTGATTCCCGGAGAACCCGCACATGGACCCGTTGGGCAACGCGATGATGCCGGCCAGGTCCACTGGTGGCAGCACCCAGGTGGCCGAGATCAGTTCATCGCCCAGGATGGCGGAATCTGTCAGAGTGTCGTTGTAGGAGGTCGACACGTTGTCGGCCACCAGCTGGTACGTGGCATTGGTGCCGGCCGATCGGTACAGACGGCGCTTCATGCCGCTGGTGTTCCAGGGCGCCACGCGGGCCCAGCTGGTCGCCGCGCTGTAATCGCCGGCCACTTTGAATGTCGACGCCGTGGGCGCCTCGGTCACCAGCATGTCAACGCTGGCAATGGTCAATTCCTCGCCGGCCCGAAGCCAATGATTGGCCGCGGCCGCCATGGTGAACGTGGTGAAGCCGGCCGAGTGCACACCGGTGACAGTGCCCGAATTCGCCGGAAAAGCGTCCATGCCGGTGATCGCCCAGGTGCCGTCGACCTTGCCGGCCGTGAGCGTGCTCGCCGGCGACATGGCCGACTCTTCGCCCAGCGCGGAAAAGAACGTGTACCCGTAGACCCGTGACACAGCAGAGCCGGTCCCACCACTGTGGCCTACGCTGGGCGCCGCCTTGGGCGCCGGGATCCCCAGCGAGTAGAAGGTGGACGGCAACCCGCTGAACACGGCCATGCGGGGCTCGTTGTCGCCGGTCCAACAGTAGCGCGCCTCGACATCGGTGGACAGTGGCACGCGCGCAACATCCACATCCACCACCCAGGACAACCACTCTTCGGCGCCGCCGTACTCCGCGCGGTACACAGCCAGCCAGGGCCCGGACCCGGCCGGCAACTCCACGAGCATGGGCTTCTTGATCGGGCGGATCTCGCCGGACGTGATTACGAGGTTCGTGGCGTCGACGGCCGCGCCATCGGGCAGCAGCCGCTCTGCCACGCGGGGCGACATGCCCAGGAAGGGGACAATTCGAATGGGTTGCGGCATCGCGCGACAGTCCTACACCCAGGCCCGCACCACAAAGCGCCAGTTGCCGGCAGTGATGTTGGCCGCCACCTGGGTGTCCTTGCGCAAAACCTGGGTGTTCGACCCGGTGTAGCCGATGTTCACATTGGTGGCGTCGGCATTGAGTTGAATCACGCTTGTGCCGGGAACGGTTTGGATGATCTCAGCCTCGTCGCCCGCCACATAGCCAAGCTCATCGGTGACGCACTTGAGCACCGCAGTGAACATTTTCGGGCGCGCGGCAAAGCTGTGGGGGACCGGAAGCACGCTGTTGGGCGTGATCGTCTGGTCAGTGCTCTCGAAGAACTTGGAGATCCCCAGCGCGGCCTTGATCGCAGCAGGAGTCACAGCCCGGTCCGCATCGGTGCCGGCCTGCAGTTCTGCCGTGGTCGCAAGCTCCACCTTGCCGGCGACGGTTGTGCTGGCGGCCGGGAGCGCAGCCACGGCAGCATCAGCATAGGCCGTGGTGGCAATCTTCGTGGAGTTGTCTCCCGGTGACTGTGTAGTGCCCACTGCGCCCGAGGCAACGGTTGTCGTGACGGTCGCCGCCGAGGTCGCACTGGTAGCCGTGGCAGCATTGCCAGAGCACGCGGCGGCCGTGGTGGCCGTCGCGGCATTGCCGGTGCATGCGCCGGCCGTGGTGGCCGCAGGAACCGTGCCCGTCACATTGGCGCCGGGAATGTTGGTCAGCGTGTTGACAGACCCGCTGATGGTCTTGTTGGTCAGGGTTTGCGTTCCGTCGACCGTAGCTACCGTACCGGCCGTCAGACGAAGCTCCACAATGTCGCCAATGCTCCACGACCTGGCCGTGGTGCCTTCCTGGGCCCGGGTGATGCTCAGGGTGTCGGCGCCGGACGCGCGCGCCGTCACCTTCACGATCTCGATGTTGTTCGAAGCGTCCTGCAGCGTGACCATACACCAGTCGGAGCCGGTGACGATGGGGAAGCGATCGCCATGGCCGGTGGCCACCGTCATTGAGGATGACGAGTTGGTCAGCGAACCGGCCAGGGTCGAATAGGCGTTGTTCTTATTGAGCGCCGCTGGCATTGGGGACTCCGATCTTTTTCAGGAAAGCCATGTACATCGCGGCAGACCGCTGGGTCAGCACGCTCTCGTCGTCCTTGAGCTCTGCCTTGTAGATCACGTAATCCACGAGCGCCGGCTTGTACGACTCAGGCAGGTACAGGATCTGGTCAGCCAGGCCATAGGTGCCGGGGTTGCGTGCCACGCGTAGGTCGACCACTTGGCCGGACAGGGGCGCCGGATAGACGTAGAACCGCATGGCATCGCTCTCCACCGGTGCCCACTGCTGGGCCGGGCCCGGGGCATCGGTGCGCCAGGACGGCCGGAACATATCCATGGTCGCGCGGTCAAAGGGCGTCAGGCCGGCGCCGTTGTGGATCGACACCACATCAAGCAGGCTGTTGGCGTCATCCAGGTCGACCACTTGCTCGCAGACACCCGCCACGCACGTGAATGGATACAGGTCCGAAAATGCGGACGGTTTGAACTGCGCGATCTCTTGCAGGCCATCGTGCACGGCGCGCAACAGTTCGGTGTCGCTGTTGCGCGGCGCCGCCGTGTCGGTGTCTCCAAGGATGCCGCGGGCATCGGTGATGATCTCTTGGGGCGTCATGTCAGCACCACTTTGGACGAGATGCAATGCGGCCACGGCCGAAAGAGCGCGCCGCCTCGATGGTGGCCGTGCCCACACCGTTGTCGAAGATCCCGGCGTTGAACATGGCCAGTTTGTCGTTGCTCCATGGCTTGTTTGGGTAGACCATCAGGCGCGCCTTGGCGCCGGCCAGGATGGGCTCGCGGTACTTGATCGCGATGTCATGGGGCAACCCGGTGGCGGTGTCGCTGGGCTTCAGGGACACCCGCAGCTTGAGGCCGGTCGTAGCAGCCACGTCCGGGATCGGGTAGAACTGGACCACGCCGGGGGTGATCTGCAGCAGGGCCTTGGGCGTTCCGGTGTGGATCTGCCAGTCATCGGAGAATTGCGCGTCGAGTTCCTCGGTCGTTCGGATGTCCATGCGGATGCCGTCATACCAAGCCTTTTCAATGCGCACCAGTTGCGCGCCGGCCACAGCAATGGTTTCCATGGCCTGGGCTGCGTCAATCGGCACTTCGGTTTGCGTGACCTGCCAGGCGCGGCTTTGCACCAGCAGGGCCTGGGCAGCGCGCAGCAACTCATGCGCAGCCAGGATGTTGGGGCACCCCGGCACATGCGGCAGCAGGTCCTTGAACCAGTCGGACCAGGCAACGTCAGCGACAACGGGCGATACGACGATGGGCATGGCCTACTTGCCGATCAGTGAGCGCAGCCAGCGCACCAGGCGCTGCAGCAATGTGGGCGATGTTGGGTGCACGACGATGGTCATGGCGTCCTCAAGGGTTGGTCTGATACCAGCCGCAAATGTGCACCTGGGCAATGTCCAGGGTGCCCTTTTCCACAACTGCCGCAGGCATGTCGCTCCAGGAGAAATAGATCTTGGTTTCCCCGATGCCGATGCGCGCAAACAGCCGACTGCGAAGGCCGTCATAACTGGTGTTGCCCTGGGATGCCACTTCAAGACACTGCGAAAACAGACCAGAACGCGCCGGGAACGGCAGACCATCAAGAACAGCAGCGACTGTTTGACTATTGGAATTCCACTTCCACCGGCCAGCAACGTAGACCATCGAGCCCTGGCGCACCCAATTGCCGGATCCGCTGGACCCAGGTACTGAGGATCCGCCCGATGCGTCGGTGAACGTGAACGTGCCGGACGTTTCAAAATGATCGTCGCCCAGCAGGATGTCGGCCACGGTGCGGGGCGAGATCCCCGGCCCGCTGATAACCAGCTGGTACCGGCCGTCAGCCGCGTAGAACGAGAACGCGCCCAGGCTGTCCGTGGTCATCGGGTTGGCCTTGGTCGTCACCCCGTCATCAGAATAGATCGTGGCGTCCACGGCGCCGGGGAAAGTCTGCACCCGTACGGAGACCCCTTGCAGTGCCGTGCCGTCCGGGTTGACGATGGAGTCCTGGTATTTCTGCATGGCGCGTTACTGGCGATTCTTGCGGGTTTTCGCCGGCGCGGAAGTGGCGGCAGGCGCAGCGCCTTCAATGGGCGGCGCGGCCGGCGCGCCCTCGATGGGCGCAGCATTCATGTCCACCGGATCGTCGTCGTCCAGGTCATCGTCCGGGCCCCGGTCGTCGTCTGACTGGCCAGCGCCGGCCGCGCTCTTG